GAGTCTGTCGAACGGTGGGGCCTGGCGGATAAAGATGGGCGAAGAACAGGCGGCGGGGTGCTTGCAGCCGGCGTGGGAGGCCCAATCACAGGGCGAGGTGCCCATATTTTGCTGATTGATGACCCTGTGAAAAACCGCGAGGAAGCAGAGAGCACCACAGTGCGAGAAGCGACCAAGGCATGGTACTCATCCACGGCATACACACGACTCGCCCCCGGCGGCGGCGTTCTTGTGATTCAAACACGTTGGCATGATGACGATTTATCAGGCTGGCTCTTGCGCGAAATGGAAGACGCCGAGAAAGAGTTCAATGAGACGGAAGTGTGGCCAGAGGATTCTGACCGATGGAAACATTTGGACTTCCCGGCGATCGCAACGCACGACGAGGAATACCGTAAGGCGGGAGAAGCTCTGCACCCTGAGCGCTACCCGCTTCCTGCACTCCGCAAGATCAAGAAGACACTTGCTCCTAGAGACTGGGCGGCACTGTATCAGCAGAATCCCCAGGTTGAGGAAGGTGCCTATTTTTCCAAGAATATGGTACGCTACTACAAGTCCGTCCCGAAGTACTTAGATATATATGCTGCGGGCGATTTGGCTATTTCTAAGAAAGAGCAAGCCGACTACACGGTGTTTCTCGTAGCTGGCGTTGATGACCAGGAAAACATCTACATGCTTGATTCTTACAAAGGCCGATGGAATGCGGACGAAATTATTGATGTGATGTTCCAGATTCACAAGAGATGGAAACCACGTCGCTTTGGACTAGAGAAGGGCCACATCAGCATGACGATGGATGCCCCTCTCCAAAGACGCATTAAAGATGCGAAGATGTATGACTTGCAAGTGGAGGCACTGCCCCCCGGCAAGGCGGACAAGGAACTTAGAGCGCGATCCATCCAGGGCTTGATGGCGCTCGGAAAAGTGTTCTGGCCAGAAGGAGCCCTGTGGACAGACGACTTCTTAAATGAGATGTTGCGCTTTCCGAACGGTGTAAAAGATGACTGCGTAGACGCCGCTGCGTGGATTGGCAAAATGCTTGCCATCCAGGGATACATAGGAACTGGAAGGCCCAAGAAGAAAGATAAATCTTGGCGTAAGAAGCTAGCAGGGTATGTCTCAGGACATAAGGAATCCAATTCGCACATGGCGGCATAAAGTATGGCAACACTCATAACGACCAACGAGTTTGGTGGCGACGCAGAGAAGCTTGATAAAGACAACTCTCCTGCTTACTCCCCTGAAGAGGTCGATAAGGTAAACCAACAGTGGGCAGCGTATACCAGAGCACGGGACGCTGGCCATTTAGATTGGGTCGAACAAGCACGTAAGTTTGACAACTTCTACGTCGGCGAGCAGTGGGCAACAGAAACGCAGCAAACACTCGACGCACAAAAACGACCTCATCAAACTATTAACCTGATTCTGTCAACGGTCAATGCCGTTGTAGGCGAGTACATTAAGTCTCGCCAAGATATCTCGTTTGTGCCACAGGGCAAAGGTGCCAACCAGGATACAGCCAAGTCATTGCGATTCCTGTTCAAACAGATAGCGCTTAATAATGACTCAGAAGCCAAAGAGCAACAGATGTTCCTGGATGGATTAATCCAGGATCGTGGGTACTGTTACTACTACATGGACTTCTCTGATTCCACAGAAGGCGAGATAAGAGAGCTAATTCTCGACCCTACTGATGTCATTCTTGATGCGGGAGCAAAAGAGTATGACCCCGACACCTGGGCGGAAGTGTTCATAAGCCGATGGCTAACTCCTGAAGAGATTGGAGCTTTTTATGGGCCAGAATACAAAAACAAAGTCGACCTGGCTGCTGCTAGTGGAACTTTTGGGCACGATTCACTTGAATGGGAAGCCCCTAACTTCAGTGGAGACCACTACAATAGCGAAATCTTCTTCCAGAGCTCCGAGGAAGAGGTCAAGCGAGTCAAACGTGTCCGCGTCATTGAACGACAGTATCGAAAGTTAGTCCGCACACCTTATTTTGTTGACAACACCACTGGCGACATGCGCCGAGTACCTGAAGGTTGGTCAAAGGAAGAAACCGAAGCCTTCCAGATTAAGATGCGAGGTGAAATCGGTGTGATGTGGAAGCCTGAGCGTAGAGTACGGGTAACCATCACCGCGGACCGTTGTTTGTTGCACGATGGCTGGTCGATATTCAACAAGATCTCGATCATCCCATTCTTCCCCTTCTTCAGACGCGGCAGGCCGTTTGGTCTGGTTCGCAATTTGATCAGCCCACAGGAAATGCTCAACAAGGTAACATCACAGGAACTGCACGTAGTCAACACGACTGCAAACAGTGGGTGGATGTTTAAGACAGGCACGCTTGTCAACATGGACGCAGATGACCTTGTGCAGCAGGGCTCAAAAACTGGCCTTGTCCTGGAATGGCAGGGCGACGCAGCTCCAGAGAAGATCCAACCTAATTCAGTTCCGTCAGGCTTGGATCAGATTTCAGCGAAGTCTGGAATTTATTTCCGGGAGATCTCTGGTGTAAACGAAGCTATGCTCGGCACCCAACGCTCCGACTCATCAAAGGCGATCGACTCACAGCGCCAAGGTGGCATGGCGCAGCAGGAAATCATATTCGATCACCTAAATTACACACGGAAGCTGAGAGCACGATTTATGCTCGAGGCAGTCCAAGCGTATTATACCGAAACACGATTGCTCACAATCTTCGAGAAAAATGAAGACGGCGATGATGTGCAGCAAGAGCTAGAAGTAAACCAGCCGTACGAGCAGATTGATCCTGAGACACAAGCAGTGATTGAGGAGATCAAGAATGACCTCACCATGGGTGAGTACAATGTCACGGTCACAAATATTCCTCGTCGTGATACTTACGATGAGGCTTTGTTTGAACAGCTGGCAAAGTTGCGCGAAATTGGCGTACAGCTACCAGATCACATTCTTATAGAAAACTCTCAGCTGCCAGATCGCAGAGATGTGTCAGAACAGGTCAAGAAGATACAAGGCCTGGCCGCGCCGACTCCAGAAGAGATCGAGCGCGCGCAGATACTCGACGAAATGCAGATGCGCTTACTGAACGCAGAGATTATGGAGAAGGAAGCACAAGCCGCAGAACGTCAGGCGAAAGCGCAGTCCTTACAAGTTGATGCGCAAGTAGCGATGATTACACCAGAGCTCGAGCAAGCCAAAGTCGGAATGCAATACAGGATGGAGACAGAGAAACTGCAGGCCGAGGAGCGTATGAATACTATGGATCTTATGGCTAGGATACAGCTGATGCAGCAGAAAAACTCTGGTGCGTCAAACGTGGCTACTATACAATCCGCAACTAAACGTGTAAGCGATGCCCTACAACGGCAAGCATCAATGGAAACAGCGCTAATCAACGCTTCCACGAAGGAGAAACCCAGCGATGGCCCTAAGAAAGCCTAAGTCACCAGAGAAAAAGCTTGAACGTAGCAAGCCCTTTACGGAGCCTAAAGCCATTAAGGACTTGAAGGAGCGCTTGAAAAAGCGTAATGAAAAACAGAAGCCAATAAGTAAAGGTATCCGGGCACCTAAAGCCTGATAATCGCCCTCGAGGGCGTAAAACACAACTAGGAGCTATTATGTCTAGCGCAGCAGAAGACCGGGGTGACGATCTTGCCCCCGATGCAACCCTCGCGGTTGATATCCCCAACGAAGACGAACGTACTGCCGAACAATTAGAATATTTTGGTGGCGACCCAGAAGACCTCGACAAAGAGGACTTTTCAGCTGTTGATAGGGGTGACGATATTGATCCCCCGGAGTTAATGGAAGATGCGGAAGAAGAGCAAGCCACAGAAGATGAGGAAGGGCCTACCGAAGACGAGTCCCTCGACGATGGAGAGGTTGACAGTGACCCCGATTCCGAAGAAGTTGTGGAGGACGATGAAGGAGACGATGGCGAAGACGATGACAGTGACGTGGCCGAATCAGATGCTGGAGACCCCAGCCAGCAAAAGGATTCTGATGCGCGCGATCAGCGAATCCCGCTCAGTCGATTCAACGAAGTAAACGAACGTATGAAGCAGGCCGAACAACGGCTTGCAGAGCTCGAAAGAAATGAGGTTGCTGCTGAAGAGGTTGTGAAGGGAACATACGACTTCGATCAGGCTGAAGAAGAATACACTGAGCTACTTCTCAACGGAGACACTAAGGGCGCAGCAACTAAGCGCTCAGAAATTCGTAGCGCAGAACGTGAATCATTTTTGGTAGAAGCCCAACAGTCAACACAGCAGACTATCACCCAGGATGCAGTTGCTAGTGAGTTGAACTCCTTGGCAGACCAGGCTGCAGAAATGTACCCTATATTTAAGGATACCCACCCTGACTTTGACGCAGATGCAACTCAGAAGGTGCTGACGTTTATGCGCGGATACATGTCCGATACGGCTAATCCCATGCAAGCTTCTGACGCATTTGTTGCAGCACTAGCGGACGGCATTTCGTTGTATGACCTGGATTCCACGTATGGATATAACCAGGAAGAAAGTGATTCAGCTCCCAAGGATCCAAAAAAGGCTGCTCCGAAGAGAAAGACAAAAGAGAAGATCGGTGTCGCTGCAAAGCAAGCCAGGTCACCGGCCGGCGCAGGCAGAGCATCTATGGATGCAGGGGCGAACGTACCCGACGTTGATAAGATGAGTGATGCTGAGATTGAAGCGTTACCAGCCGAAACATTGGCACGCCTTAGAGGCGATTTCATGGATTAGTTGCTAAGGGGTCGGCAAGCCTCCCTAGGGCCCCCTTGTGGGGCCCTTTGTATATGCGCTATAATCCAGGTTCGTGGATGGCACCACGTAAAACATTTCGCCGGAGTCGTCCTCCTTAATAGCGTCACACGCCTCGGCAGGCGAAAGAAGCCAAAACTAAACCCGGCCAATAATGGCCAACTTTGTTTTTGTTCCGTTAAATGTGATGTCTCTAGGAGGAAACTTAATGACTGTCACCAATTTTAACGCGCTAACATCAGAGCAGAAGACCGTATGGTCTCGTGATGTTTGGAAGCAAGCTCGTAACCTGAGCTTTGTATCCAAATTTACGGGTCGTGGTCCAAACTCGATGATTCAGCGTATTACGGATCTTACGAAGTCTGAGAAGGGAACTCGCGCAGTAATTACTCTGGTAGCTGATCTTGAAGAAGACGGCGTGGCAGGCGACAACCAGTTGGAAGGCAACGAAGAAGCAATCAAGGCTTACGATCAAGTAATCCAGATTGACCAGCTTCGTCAGGCTAACCGACATAAAGGTCGTCTTGCTGATCAGAAATCTGTTGTGAACTTCCGTGAACAGTCTCGTGATGTCCTAGCTTACTGGCTTGCAGATCGCATGGACCAGTTAGCATTCTTGTCTCTATCTGGTGTTGCGTATAGTAATACGAACCGTGGTGCAGCTCGTACAAGTTCGACCTTTGCTGGTCTGGATTTCGCGGGTGATATCGCAGTTCCGTCTGCTCAACGTCACTATCAGTGGGATGGCGCAGCTTCTAATCTAGTAGCAAGCTCTCTTGGCACACTAGCACTCGCTGACGACACTCCGTCGTGGGCTATGCTTGTTGAAGCAAAAGCTCTTGCGAAAGAGAAGTACCTTCGCGGTATTAAGGGTCCAGGCGGCATGGAGTTCTACCATGTCTTTATGACTCCTACCGGGATGGCTAAGCTGCGTCAGGATGCTGACTATCTTGCGAACGTCCGCAATGCTGGTGTACGTGGCTCTTCGAACGAACTGTTCAAGGGTACGGACACTGTCATGGTCGATGGCCTCATGATTCACGAATATCGTCATGTATTCAACAACTCTGCACTGCCTGATGGCTCTCGTGCAGGTGCGTCGAATGACGTAACGTATCAACGTACGCTGTTTGCGGGTGCTCAGGCACTTGGCATGGCTGACATTGGTGCGCCGGAGTGGATCGAGAAAGGCTTCGATTACGACAACCAGCAGGGCATTAGCATCGCTAAGATGTTTGGCTATCTCAAGCCGCAGTTCTACTCCAACATTGATGCATCAACGCAAGACTTCGGTCTGTTGGTCATCGATAATGCTATTGGAGGTAACGACTAATGAGCGTTTTAACTGATGCACGACAAAAGGTCTGCTACGCTATCGTAGAAGTCGGATTCGCTGATGTTGCCACCACGGCAGCTGAAGTACCGGTGCTTGACCTTCCACAGGGTGCGACTGTTGTTGATATACAGCTCGTCGTAGATACTGCCTTTGCGGGTGGCACTACGCACGATTTGGATATTGGCGACGTTACGGATCCTAACCGCTACACGCAGACGATCGCTGAGATTGACGCTCCTGGCATTCCGGCTAATCCGCCGGCAGTCAGTGGTTTCGAGACCACAGCCGCTGAGCCTCAGATTTCGGTAACGCCTACCCATACGGGTGGCTCGCCGACTTCTGGTGCCGCACGGCTTATCGTCGGCTATCTTGAAGCAGGACGCCATGACGAAAACTTCGGTGACGGAGTTGAGTTCGCAGGGTCTCCGGCTTAACCGGCTGCTACCTGTAGGTCCAGCCTACCCCCTCCGGCCTTCTTGGTCGGAGGGGTCTTTTTGATTAAAAGGAGAAGCCCCGATGAAGGGACTCAAGATTCCAGACCAACCGGTACTAATGCAGACTAACCGAGATTACCGTCTCTCTAGCCTCAATGGCTACGTTGTAAACTTCCGCGCAGGCCAACCATGCAGGGTTCCCCCAAATGCTTATTTGGAGGCTGTTAGTGTTGGAGCAGTTATGTGCGATGACCAGCCTGAAGTGGAACCAGAAGAGATAACAGAGAGGCCAAGCATCGCTGAAACTGCTAAACTAGAGGCGGAAGCAAAGCTTGGCTATATACAGCAGGCTTGCCTCAAAGTGATGGCAGAAAACGATACAAGTTTATTGAAAACAGACGGCTCGCCAAAGGTAATTGCTGTAATAAGCGCCTTAGAGCCACAAGCACCCCGACCGTCTGCTGCAGAGATTCAGCAGGTGTGGGATCTTATGCAAAGGGACATGGATTTGGCTGAGGACTAATGGCTACTGCACAGGATATCTTTGATGAAACGCGTCGCATCATTCATGACGAAGAAATTGGTAATTACCGATGGGCAGATGCGGAACTCATTGACTATTTGAACGCTGGAACGCGTCAGATCGTTGTCCTGTTGCCAGAAGCTAACTCAATTGAATCTATAGAAGATACCGGACTGTCCCGAGTGGCACGCCAAGTGTTGCCGGCTGGGGGGATCAAATTTATTCGCGCTGGTAGGAATTACGCGGATGACGGAACTACGCCACAAGGGACTGTCAGGTATGTCGAGAAAGACGTATTAGATACGTATGACTTAGATTGGGAATACACGTTAGCCACTGGCGTTGTCGATGGCCCTAACTATTTCCAGCACTATTGTCACGACAGTAGAGAACCAAAAACGTACTTTTTATATCCGCCTCCCGCTGCGGACAACAAAAGACTGGCAGTGGTGTACTCAGCTGTGCCCACAGCTATTACTGCCGTCGGCAATACTTTCCCCCTGGATGATGAGTACATCAACGCAGCCATCCAGTATGTGACTTATCGAGCACTTACCAAAGAGTCTGTACAGACACTGCCAAGTGCATATCGAGCAGAATTGTGGCAGAATTTCCTTCAGGCTTTGGGCCTACAACGAGCAGCTTCAACTGAGGTTAGCGCGGAAATGAACAGACCCCCGGACGGTGATTAATGACTGCTATTGCATCTGTATACCCAAAGGTTCGCATTGAAGCACCAGGCGCGCCAGAGCCACTTATCGCAGATGTGGTTGGCGACGCGATGCGCGACTTCTTCCGAGACACAGAGGTATGGCGACACACCACATCTCCCCTCCTCGACTGGACAACAGGAGCAGTTTTCCCTGCCCTAACCCCTGGCGCTGAACTTCCTGCCGACACACGCGTAGTGCGCGTGGACGAGGTAAAGTATGCAAACGACGGCACCAACTTGAAGTCAATTTCGTTTAGCACAAGAAGTCAGCTCGACGGGGAGTTCCCAGATTGGGAAGTACGAACCGGTACTAGCCCACAACGTTGGACAAACGATGGCAACGCAGGATCTCCACGTATAGTTCCTATTGCCGATGCAGACGTCCTCAGCTCCCTGCAGATCCGTGTGGTCGTGTCCCCGATAAGTACTATGACCGACGTGCCTGATTGGTGGTACGACGAGTTTCATGATATATGGCGCTTCGGTGCTTTAGCCAGGCTTCTTAAAATGCCGGGGCGGGATTGGACAAACCCACCACTTGCGCAGTATTACATGGCATTGGAACGCGAAGGAGTGAAGATGGCCAAGAGCCGGGGAGATGCGGAGTTCGGAACCCCGAATCGCACGATGTCCTATGGAGGGATAGGCGGCTCCACATATGTCCGCTACGACGACTACGGGCGATAACCATGGCTGGGTTCCGATTTAATGTATTCAAGGGTATTCGCCCAAGAGTTTCGAAGCGTAAGCTTCCAGACGGCGAAGCACAAACTGCAGAGAATGTTCGCCTAGGCAGTGGCGACCTCGAGGGGTGGCGGCAAAACAAGCTGGTAACAGCCACTAACGATCCGTATCAGACTCGTACTGTATTCTTGTATGAGGACACGTCCGCAGATCTAGCATACTGGTTCCAGTGGACAGACTTTGTTGATGTGGCGCGCGGCCCAATCAAGGGCGATTCGTTCGACCGGGTGTATTACACCGGCGACGGCACGCCAAAAATGACATACAACACGATCCAAAGTGCGCCTCCATACCCTTCAACGGCGTATGAACTTGGCGTACCCCAACCGCTTACACGCTTGACGACAGCAGGACAACTATTACCAGAAGATGTCCCAGCTAATATCCGACGTACATCTTCTGATCCAGGCACACGGCCACAGACAGGTCAGTTTGAGATCGTAAATGTTGACTTTACTGAATACCCAGGAACGGGTACGTCGAACGACACATGGCGGCTAGCGGCCGGCGCACTTGGCGACATCTCGTTTCAGTTAGAAGTCGGCGACACGTTGAAAGTCTTAAGTATAGTCGACGCCGACACACTCACTCTTGGAAGTGCCACCGGCACTGGCGCTGTTGCCGCTACTGCGCAGAACGATAAGACTTCTGTAAACTACTGGCATCCCATGGACGAGCAGGGGTCAACACAGCTCGCCGACTTTATCGGATGGCGTATCCCTGATGGCATGGAGGTGACGATTTCTAATCACCGATTGCGCGAGGGCGACGTGATCCGCATCACACGCCTCGACGCTTCTTACGGGCTAAGTTGGTCGTGGGCACTTACCAGTGACTTGTTTGAGTTATCCCCCACCGGCGGAACAGGCACCTGGGGCGTACCCTTTCTGGACGACGACAATGTTACCCGACATGAGAACGTACGACTCGGCAGGTCGGCTGACGGTGCCACTAAGTTTGAATTAGGTGGTGGATTCTACTATGACGTTGACCGGGCTAGCTCTGACAATGACATCCTGGAAGATCGCACATACGTGTATACGTACGTCTCGGCAGTAGGCGAAGAGGGCCCACCCTCTAAGCCTTCCCAGTTAGTACAGGCACTCGATGGAGATGCAGTTACCTTAACCGGATTTGACCTGGCACCCACTGGCTTTCGGAATATAGATCGCATTCGCATCTACCGCACGAATGCAACCGCGGTCGGCACCGAGTATCAGTTTGTCAAGGAAGTTACCATTGCGCAGGTCATCTCGGATGGAGGAGCGGTCGACACTGTTTCAGCTGCTGAGCTGGGAGAGGTGATATTCAGTTCAACCTGGTTCCCCCCTCCTGTTGGGATGCAAGGCATAGTAGGTATGCCTAATGGCATGATGGTTGGATTTGAGGGCAAGAACATTTATTTTGCCGAGCCATTCCAACCACACGCTTACCCACCTGAATATGACCAGGCAGTTGATTATGAAGTGGTTGCACTTGCTCCATTTGCCAACTCTGTTGCGGTGCTAACGACAGGCACCCCGTACCTTATTACCGGGTCACATCCTCGGAATGCAAACATACGTCCATACAAGATCAACCAGGCGTGTATGTACAAAGAGTCTGTCGCCACAGCAAACGACAAAGTCTACTATGCATCCCCTGACGGACTGGTTGAAATCGGCGTAAACGGCGCACGGATTACAACAAATCGCCACGTTTGGAAGAAGGAGTGGGCGGATTTTCAGCCGGAGCTGATGGTCGGCGAGTTCCACGATGATAAGTATTACGGTTTTTTTGGGGCAGACAACACAGTTATCCCTCAACCCACTGGCTCGGTGGTAGCCACCGGAACACTGGTGACGGACGCAGAGACATTTGAAGCAGAGATAGTGGCCGGGGGCAAAACGCTTATTCTCACGCTGACCAACGATACGTGGGTGACAGCAGGTGCCACGTTTGATTCAGTCCGCGATGACATTCTTTTCAGCATAACCTCAAACAACAATGAAGCCTTGGGGTGGAACAACCAGGTCACCAATATACCAACAACGGATGTCGTACGCACAAGTGACACAGTGGTTACTATTACTTTGTCGGCCCTATCAGCTTACTCGATCACGGAAGCGGAGATACTTAGTATACGTGCCCCCGCATTAGCGCTTACAGGGCAGTCGACGTTAGTAGCGGAAGATACAGCCATTCTTTACAACGATAGCATCTACGCTACCGAGGTAGTCGTTACCACCGGATGGTCGGTAAGTGGCCCTGACGGCAACGTACCAGAGGTGTTTGTGTCTGAAGAGAACATCGAGAATTGGGCCCGCATCATTGCACCGAGCGGCATTGACCCAGCCAACGCTGTTAACCTGCGCGATGCTGCTTACCACAAGACATTGGGCAGATGGGCCGTGGTTGGGGAAGGATCTCTACAAGCTGATAGGACATATATTTATTCGTCGGATGACATTAGAGACTCTAACTCCTGGGTGGAGCGCCTCTCTGACTCACTGCCCCGTCCACGTGTCGCGTTGTATGAGGACATCACCGATGCCATCTTCGTAGGTGGCGATGGATGGATACGCACCTCTAATGATTGCATAAACTGGGGGCTCACGCCTCTCCCCGGATCGACTCAGGGCAAGCAGCTTATGGGCCTGGTCCGTTCGCCCGGCGCAGCAGTAGGAGGCATTCCCTATGTCTATGGGGCATTCGACGATGATAAGCAAGTGGTTCGTAGTGCGCGCATTGACACCAGTCCACTTTCCACAACATGGACAGTTATCGACACACTGACCGGGGCAGGAGCTGGCGTCACTGCAATTTGCTCAGGCGATGGGGCTGTTTTTGTCTGCGAAGGTACGAAGCTTGGGTACTATGCTCAAGGTGGGACCACATACACGAACATTGGATCCCTCACAGGAAGCATAGTTGACATGGCTTACGGCAACGGCCGGCTGGTGGCGATCACAGATAACGGGTCTGTTCAGTATGCGGACTCCCCAAATATCCTCACGATCGGCAATTGGTCAGCGCAAGCGGCAGCGATAGACGGCGGCGTAGGAGCTGGCGATACTTGTAGAATTGAATGGGCCGATGGAGACGACACCAAGATTGGCTACGGCTTCGTGGTTACGTTGTCTGGCTTCAACGGCAACCCAGGCGACTATCAAGTCTATACCAGCCCTGATGCAGTAACCTGGACGTTACGTGAGACTGTTGCAAACACACAAGATGCGTTTGGTGTAGGCGTTAAATACCCAGAGACAGATCTCGACGGAGGCGCTGCCAGTACGGGCGTGAATTTGAGTGGTGCTTCAATCCAGTTCTTTTCACGAATCCTACCAGCACCCGTCACACGGTTAGTTGTCGGGTCGGACGGCAGAATGTTCAAGCAGAACCTCGGGCTGTCTCCAGTGCAGATATCCCCATCCACCGACTGGATCATACCGAACTTCGCTGCTGATACGTTATACGAGTTCCGGGTCACGAATGTAGTACCACTTACCGGTCTAGGAGCCGTCTTTGCCGAATCGCCAGGCACGGACGGGAACTGGTTTAACCTCGCCGGAGGAGACCTGATATGGTCTGTGCAAGACGCGACCTTCCGGTTTGACCTCGAGGTAAGGTATAATGGCGGCCCGACACTAAGCTCAGCACGCTACGTGCTTGCTTCGGAGGCGTATACTGACCCCCGTGACTTCACTCCAGGTGTGCTCTAATGGCAGGACTGATTGTATTTGACCCGGATAACGAAGAAGTCGGCCTTTCCACCGGAGACGACGTCGCGGTCAACACGTACCTAGACATTCAGAACGATAACTTGTACTTCACCGATGGACTGTCCATTTATTCGTGGGATAACGACCCCGACGGGTACAGGCAAACATACACCTGGCGCTCCGGCGAAATCCGTATGCCATCCCCCGTAAATATGGGAGCTGCGATTGTCGAGGCAGAACTTTACGCCGAAACCATAGGCGAAGTTATAGGGGACCCGTATATAGCCGATGTTGTTTTGTGCGCGGGGTTCGATGGCATAAACCTCGCAACAGCATACACGGAAGTTGCACGAGACGAACCTGGCGTATTCTTAGGCAATGCACAGCTTAATACCACAGTAAAAGCGGGAGGCACAGCCTCTTTACTGCTTGACGGCACTGGCGACGTCGTACAGTTTGGTCCAGACGCTGCTTCAGCAGCAGCATATACTATAGGCGCAGCTGGCACTGCTACTGTAGAAGGGTTCGTTAACCTCAGCCAATTGCCGTCAGCAAGTCAGCGGATGGCTATCATTGCGCATGACAGTGCTGATGTTGCGTCATTTTTTGTAGAGATATACAACAATGCGGGAACGTACCAACTCCGAGCTGATTTTGGTAACGGCAATTTTACCAACACCGCTATTACGATTACACCCTCAATAAATCAGTGGTATCACTTCGCAGTTCAGTTCGTTGCTAACAGCTTCATGGAATTTATGTGGACTGAGTACAATGGTGTTGGCAGCATTGGCGCTGCCATGACTAACTATGCCTTTATAGCAAAGCAAGGCAGTGGACCACAGACGCCGGACGACTTTGGGCCGATAATGACTATTGGTGGTCGTACAGACGGCACAGTTGGTCGCGAGTTCAATGGTCGTATTGATAGCATCCGGTTTACCAATGGTACTAGAAGATATACTACCGTAGGGAACCGATTGGTTCCTGACCCCGTCTACCCTAAAGTACTTCCTGTTGTGGGTGAGGACTACGATGTTATTTTCCGCCTATACTCCGAAGGAGTACTAAAGCATACACAGACTGTCGTGAACGATGAGCCTTTCAGGCTCCCCGGCGGGTACCTATCCAATATCTACTCAGTAGAGATTGAGAGTGCGCTCCCCGTTAATCGTGTCTCAGTAGCAGAGAACATATTCGAACTAGCGGAGGGATAAATGGCAATTGATTCCGTTGGGGCACGCTCGAAGCGACGTCGCCTACCTTCAGTCGATGTACCCAAAGTTCAAGACGACGAACTCCGGCGCTCCCTTGAGTCTCTCAAGGAGCACGTCCGTATGTACGAAGGCGACTCCGGCGCACCCAAAGAACGCTTTGTTACGATAGAAGAGCTCGAGAAAGCCGGGCTCATAGGAACTAAGCTACAAAATAACTTCGCCCTGATTGACTCGATTGCTGGTAACCCTGTGACTCAGGGTCAACAGTCTAGTAGCACGTCTCTTATATCTAACCAGGGCAGTTCAGGATCTGACACGCTAGAAGGCTTATCAGACACAAGCGTAGCTGGGGCCCCAGCAAATAGCTTTTTACAGCTGAAAAACGGCCAATGGGTAGGCACCTCTCTTTTTGCAGGCCAACATACGTGGACTACTAAGCAGACATTCGTCGACTGCATCCGCATTGCCGGCATCGATTCAGGATTCGTTGACTTCCAGCATGACAATACCGACCTGAATATAACTGGGAGTAGCACTACTAGCCTTAACATCTCCGGCATGGAGGTGACCCTGGACAATGCTAAGGGTATCAATTGGGGAACAACAGAGCTACTGATAAAAACG